CAAGGTGGCGTACTCTTCTTGAAGCGCTATGTGTACAAAGTGTATGGCTTGGCCTTCGCTTTGACCAAAGTGCTCGTTGAAGACGGCGATCACATCCGTATCGGTCAAGTTTATGCACGCCACTTGGCTCAATCTTTGGTGGAAACCAAAGAATTGTTGTCAGCTAACGTGTTAAACACAGCCTTCAACTCTAGCTACCCAGGTGGCGACGGCGTTTCTTTGATCAATACAGCTCACCCAATCGTGAACGGTACTTTTAGCAACCAGTTGGCTACCGCCGCTGTGTTGTCACAGACCTCACTAGAGCAAATGTTGATCCAGATCCGTCAAGCTGTTGACAACAACGGTAAGCGTATCCGTTTGGTTCCACGTCAATTGATCGTGGCTCCAGGCAACATCTTCCAAGCTGAAGTGTTGTTGAAATCGGTTCTACGTACCGGCAACGCAAACAACGACATCAACCCCGTCAAGTCTATTGGCTTGTTGGACGAAGGTGCCGCAGTTCTGTCGCGTTTGACTTCATCTACCGCATGGTGGGTGCAGACTGATGCTCCAGAAGGCTTCAAGTTGTTGATGCGTCGTCATCTTGAGAAAACCATGGAAGGTGATTTCGAGACTGACTCTATGCGTTACAAAGCTACTGAGCGTTACGATGTCGGTTATACCGACCCACGTTGCGCCTACGGTACGCCTGGCGTCTAAAGCAAACAGGGCTGGTCTAAAAAGCCAGCCCTTTTTTTCAATCTGATCAAACTTTTCAGGGAGTAAAGATCATGCCTCAGTTTTCCGATGATATTTTCCTAGGCCCAGCACAGGGTTACGTAGGAACGAATGCAAACAACGCATTCCAAGACCCCGCTCCAATGGACCTGGGATTTGGCCCTATGGGTCGTGTTTACTTGTTGGATGAGACTCCAGCTACTGTGACTACTGCCGCAGTATTGGCCGCTCAAACTCCTACAGGTGCAACCACTTACAGTGGTACTTCACTTGCCGCCGCTTCTGCGACCGCAGGTACAACTCGTGTAACCCGCTCTGACGGCACTATCGTGATCCAGTTGGATTACCCACGTGCTGTGTCACTGACAGTTGGCTCAGGTTCGCCTACAGCCTCTAACGTGACTATCTCTGGTTACGACTACTACAACCAACCTATGTCTGAAATCATTCAGACAGGCACCACACAGTCAACAACTGTGAACGGTCGCAAGGCTTTCTTCCAAATTTCTAGTGTTGCATTCTCAGCCGCTACAGCCGTAGCAGTGTCTGTTGATACAACCAAGATCATGGGCTTGCCTGCTAAGGTTACCGATCCTTCTTATGTGTTGACTGCAAAGTTCAACGCAGGCACGATCGATAACACTTCTGGCGTGACTGCTGGTTTGGGTGGTGGTTCTACTACTTACTCAACACAAGCCATCACCAACTTCACCGCGGCTACCCCTGGTGTGATCACTGTTGCTTACGCTCCTCCTAGCGGCACTTTGGTGCAGTTAACTGGTTCATTGGGCACATTGACTGGTGTTTCTTTGAACACAACCTATTGGTTCACCAACTTGTCCGGTACAACTGGAAAACTGTCTACTACTCAAGCTAACTACTTGGCTGGTACATACGTTGCCACTAGCGGTACGACAATCACTTCTGGCATGAACTTAGTTCCATCCAGTGTGTCTACCCCTGTTACCCCTGACGTTCGCGGTACTTACGCAATCTCTGGTACACCAGATGGTTCTAAGCGCTTGTTGCTCAGCATGGGTTTAACAGCCATTCAAGTCGGCCCCAACGCTACACGCGCTGGTTTGCTCGGCTCAGATCAAGCCTAATAGGAGATCAACATGGGTCAATTTAAACCAATGGTAAAGATGTACACCGATGAGCCTTCAGTTATTTTGAAGCTCAAAAAAGGTGGCAAAGTACATCACAAGGCTCATAAAGAGCACGAAGAGCATGGCCACAAGCCTATGCACAAAGCCATGGGCAGTGCCGTGAACATGCCTGCTGAAATGGGCATGGCTCCTATGCGTCCATCAATGATGGCTCGTCGCAAAGCGATGAACCCCATGATGTACAAAAAGGGTGGCAATGTTGAAGCTGAGTTGCACAAAGTTGAGAAAGAACTCAAGCACCACGAGCATGAAAAGGCCGGCAAGGCTCATCATGGCTTGAAGCATGGCGGCAAGGTTCACCACAAATCTGGCCATCCAGAGGGCTCTATGGAGCACCACAAGGCTATGGCTAAGCACTACGAAAAGATGTGCAAAGAAGGTGGTTCAGCTCATGCTCACAAGATGCTCAAGCACCACAAAGCGATGTGCGCTGGTGGCAAGATGATGCACAAGAAGGACGGCGGCGCTATTGACAGCCACATGACCAAGACAACTATCAAGGGTAATGCCAAGAAGTTCATGGAAGACTTGGTAGTTGATGGTCAAAAGCATGACAAGGCACACGGCACTGGTGACATCAAAGAGGGCAAACCCGGCGGCTTCAAGCATGGCGGTCACGCTCACAAGATGCATCACAAGTCAACTGGTGGCGATATTCCTGCCGATACTCACGAAAAGAAAAACGTGGGCAAAAGCAAGATGCACGGCACCATTGAGGGCAATGAGCATGACTACTTGAACACCGAAATGCATAGCGCTAAACGCGACAAGGCACACGGTACAAAGGGTATTCCTGAGTCTAATGCCGGTGGCTTTAAGCATGGTGGCAAAGCTCATCACAAGATGCACCACAAGGCATCCGGTGGAGCAATTCCTGCCGCAACCGAAAAAGGTCTTCGTGAAGGTCGCATGAAGCACAAGACCGTTGAAGGTGGCGATTGGGAAAACCGTGCCGCTGACACCGCTACTCCTGGCGTAAAAGGTCGCAAGACTGGTGCCGTCAAAGAGGCTAATGCTGGTGGCTTCAAGCATGGAGGCCATGCCGCAAAAAAGCACTACGCCACGGGCGGTAATGTCGTAAGCGATGGCAAGGCAGTAAAAATGCCCCATCACTTCATCAGCCGTCCCGTGGCAAACAGCCTGCAATCTGGCACTTTCAAAAAAGGTGGCAACGTAAAAAAGTATGAAAGCGGATCTTCTGTAACTCCAGCAGGCGATCCTAAAGTGGTTACAGACAAAGCAAGCCGTGAGCTTGAAGACGCTCTGAATCCTTTAGGAATGCTGAAAGAGGGTTACCAGAAGGTTCGGGATTACTTGACTAGCAAGCCAGCACCAGCAGGTAGCGTTACAAAAACTGAGAAATCAGTGACTGTTTCGCCCCGCAAACGCGGCGGACGTGCTTAAATAGAGGGGGTGTAACAGCCCCCTCTTTTAAAAATATAGGTGAATAAATGTCTCAATTATCGGTTTACACAGGCCCAACGTCGAACACCGACAATCAATTACGTCTCCAGCAAGCACAACGCTCAGGTGCATATGATGCTGTAGACAAAATCAGAGTATCGACGCCCCAGTCGCTGATCGATACCGACTTTGAGTATGGCCAACAGCCTACCAAATGGGAGCAAATTGCTCTTCAAAACAACCGTCAATCGTTGTATTACCTTGCAAACTCCGCTTTGCCAGTAACAGCGATTACAGGTAACTTATCAAACAACTATCAGTTGACCGTTACGTTTGGCTCAAACGTCACAATTGCAACTGGTACACCATTCTTTATTGAAGACACCATTGATCCAAATGCCCAAGGATGGGCGTATGTGGTTACTGGTGTTTCTGCTGGTACATCAATTACTGTGCAGGTTCAAAATCCTGTTACTACAGTAAATAACTACTCTGCGGCAACAACATATTGCTATCAGGGTTACACCTATTCAAATTGCGGTATCGCTTTGACTGGTACTACGGCATTTACATTTACTGGTTCAACAGTAACTGTGACTACAACTTTCCCACATGGATTGTCTGCAAATTCAGCAATTTTCATCACTGGCACAACTGGCCCATCAACAGCGACTCAGATCAATGGTGCACAAGTAGTAGTAACTACCCCAAGCGCTAACACATTTACGTTTACCAACGTTAATGGCACACCATCGACAACAATTGCTAACACTGCTGGCCAGACAAACTTGTACGCACGTCCTGTGGGTTGGGTTGATTGCCATGCATATGATGGTTCAGTAAACTTTACTGCTGGCGCGGCAACACCTAACCAGCAATTATTTCGTCAAACACGTCGCTATTTCCGCTATCAGTCTGGCAAGGGTATTCAGTTTTCAACTGGAACAATTCTCAAGCCACAGATTGCATTTACGACACTGACTTCGTCTGGTACTACTGTTACCTGCACAAGCAAGGTCCCACACAACCTGACAGTCGGAACATACGTCCAAGTTCAAGGTTTTGATCAAACAGGTTACAACGGTATTTTCAAGATATTGACTGTACCTACAGCGCTGACATTTACGTACACCGCACTGTCAACACCAAGCGCATCGCCTGCAACGTCTACAGCTCCATTGATCCCTCACGTTAGCCCATACTCTTGGTATGGATCAAGCAACAAGATTGGTTTCTTTGACAGCCAAAACGGTATCTTCTTCCAATATGACGGCCAAACTCTGTACTGCGTATTGCGCAACAGCGTCAACCAGATTACTGGAACAGTGACTGCAACTCAAAATAGCTCTTTGGTAACTGGTTCTAGCACGCAGTTCTCAACACAATTGCTTGTTGGTGACTACATTGTGATCCGCGGTCAAACACACCGCGTCACGACTATCACTAGCGACACACAGTTGTACATCACCCCTGAGTACCGCGGTTCGACAATTGCAAACGCTTTGATTTCACGCATTGTTGAGGTCAAAGTTCCACAGTCACAGTGGTGGGATGTATGCGACGGATCAAACTCTGCCGCTAACCCATCAGGCTACAACCTAGACTTGACCAAAGTACAGATGTTCTACATGGACTATTCTTGGTACGGTGCAGGTGTGGCTCGTTTTGGTTTCCGTGCAACAAATGGTCAGATCATTTACGTGTACGGCTTCCAGAATAACAACGTGCAGTACCAGGCTTACATGCGTTCAGGCAACTTGCCATCGCACTATGAGCAAAACACCGTATTGCCATTGACCACAATTACAGCAAGCATTAGTTCTAGCGATACCAGCATCAACGTATTGAGCACTGCAGGCTTTAACCCTTCTGGCGGTACAGCACGCATTATTGGTAACGGTGTATCTGGTGTAATTGAATATGTCACCTATACAGGTTTGACCTCAACTAGCTTGACAGGTTTGACTCGTGGTGCAACAGGTGGAGCGGCGGCAACAGCGTTTACTTACTCTGCAACTGCACCAATTTCTGTTGAGTATTCATCACCTGACTCAGCGGCTCAGTTGTCACACTGGGGTTCATCTGTCGTCATGGATGGTGGATTCACTCAAGACGTGTCATTGATCTACAACTACGGTATGACTTCAGCCGTATCAACATCCGGTTCAACCGCGGTGCCAATCATGGCCATCCGTGTAGCACCATCAGTTGATAACGGTACTGTGGGTACCCTGGGTGTAAAGGAAATTATCAACCGCCTGCAATTGCAGATGCGTGAGATTGCTATGTTGACGACCACTAGCTACCTCGTTCAGTTCATCTTGAACGGCGTGATCGGTGGAACAAGCGGATTTACTTCGTTTGCATCACCAACACAAAACGGTACTAACACAACATCAATTGTGCAAGTGGCAACGAACACCAACACGGCAACCACCATCACTGGAGGTGAGTCTATTGCGGCGTTCTTTACCAACACTGCTGGCCAAACCACTTTGGACTTGACATCAGTAGCACCGTTTGGTAACTCTATCCTTGGTGGTGGACTATCCAATACTGTGCCAACAAGCCAGGCTGGAACCTACCCAGATGGTCCAGATATCTTGTATGTAACCGTCAGCCAGATTGGTTCAAACGGTACTGCATTTGCTCGTTTGTCATGGCAAGAAAGTCAGGCCTAATATGCCCTTAATCAAATCCAAGTCTGATAAAGCTTTCAAGCACAACATCGAGGCTGAGATTCACGCAGGCAAGCCACAGCGTCAGGCAGTGGCCATCGCGTATGCAACCAAGCGCGCGGCCAAGAAAGCTGGCGGTGGCGATGTTCGACCTGAGTCATACAGCCCACATTCATTCGATAGCGATGTCGATTACTACGCATCGTTAAAGAAACGTCCTACACCACGCATGAGGTCACCAGAACCTATGGGTGCATCGGACATGGATGATCCCCAAGGCCGTAGAGTGCGTGAAGAGCAAGCTCGGATGGCAAAACAAAAGCCAATGAGCAAAGATGAAAAGATGAATTTTCTAAAAGGCGTGCGCGAAGGCATGGAGAAAATGCATCAAAAGAAAGCTAAGGGTGGCAAGGTTAAAAAAACTAACTCTTGCTGGTGATTTATGGCTAAACAAGGACTATATGCAAACATTCATGCAAAACAGCAAAGAATTGCTCATGGCTCTGGTGAAAAAATGCGCAAGCCTGGTAGCAAAGGTGCGCCAACTGCCGACGCTTTTAAAGAGTCAGCCAAAACAGCCAAAATGAGCAAGGGAGGCGTCTCTCTTGCCGTTGGCAGGGGTGAGAAGCTTCCTGAGTCTAAAGGCGCTGGATTGACCGCCAAAGGCCGTGCAAAGTACAACCGTGAGACTGGTAGCCACTTGAAGGCTCCACAACCTCAAGGCGGAGCCCGTAAGGACTCATTTTGTGCTCGTATGTCTGGAGTTGTAGAACATGCATCGGGTGATGCGCCAAGAGCAAAAGCATCATTGAAGCGGTGGCATTGCCCCGGCTGGTAAAGGAATTTATATGCCATATGACAACACTAGTATGCAAGACGCTTTTGATAAAGCCTTGAAATCAAAAAATTTTGCAGGTGACAAAGGCATCATCATGGATGTGCCGGCTTCCAAGACAATGAATTTTGGTGGGCAAGAAATTCCTGCGCCAAAGCCTAGAAAAGATCCCATGATCTTGGATGTGGAACCTACAACAAAAGAGCTTGACTTTGGTGGCCAGAAAATCAAACTAAGTCCTAAATATCGTGGCGACTCCATGAAAATGGAGAAAAAGGGCGGTTCAATCAGCCTCAAAGACTGCAAAGTCTCAACGCACGAAAAGCACAAAGGCTCAAAAGGCTGGTAAGGTAAATAATGACAACTAGCGGAACCGTAGGTCAAACAGTAGTCACCGTTCAGAATCTGATTGACAACGGTGCGCGCCGTGCTGGAAAACTGGCGGAAGAACTGACGGTTGAACAGGTACAAAGTGCAAA